GCCATCGGTGTCATGTCTGACGCGCGGACGTTTCGTAGCTTCGAGCGCAACCGCCTTGAGCGCATCTTCCAGTACATGCGCGACCCCGACCTGTCGACGGCCTACCGTCACGGCTGGTCGAACATGGGCCCTTTGCGCTGGTTGCGGTCGGACACGCCGCAGGATGTTCTGCGTCTCGCAGAGATGTCGCGCGTCAACCTGTTGCGCTACATCGTCAACTCGGCCACACAGGTCCTGTACGTCGACGGTTACCGCTCACCTAAGTCCAGCGACGACCAACCCGGCTGGGACGCCTGGCAGAAGAACAACATGGACGCCAGACAGATCGGCATCCATCGCGCGGCGACGACCTACGGCGCGAGCTACGGCATCGCTCTTCCTGGCACTAATGGGCCGATCATCCGAGGCGCGTCACCGCGCCGGTTGACGGCGGTCTATGGCGACGACGACCAGTGGCCCGAGTACGCGCTAGAGATTCGCGACTCGCCGAAGCCGCGGCACAACCTTTGGCGCCTGTACGACTCGCAGAACGTCTTCATCATCGACGAAAACGAACGCGGTCAGTACAACATCGAGAAGGTCCTCAAGCACGGTGCCGGTGTGACACCAGTCGTGCGCTACCTCTCCGCCATCGACGACGACGGCGTGATCGAGGGCGAGGTGCAGCCGTACTTCGCGCTTCAGGACCAGATCAACGTCACCACCTTCTCCCTGCTCGTTGCGCAGCACTACGGTGCGTTCCGGCAGCGCTACATTCTTGGCTGGGTCGCTGACTCCGAGGAGCAGGCATTAACTGCCTCAGCCCGTAAGCTCTGGACCTTCGAAGATCCCGACGTCAAGGTCGGCGAGTTCAACCAGACCGACCTGAGCGGCTATATCAACAGCCGCGAGGCTTCGCTTCGCCACTTGGCTACCGTCTCGCAGACACCAGCACACGAGTTGCTTGGCGAGCTGGTCAATATGTCAGCAGAGGCGCTACAGCAGGCCGAGGCTTCGTTCTGGCGCAAGACTGACGAGCGGCAGAAGGCTCTAGGCGAGTCGCACGAGCAATTGCTGAATCTTGCTGCTGCCTACGGAAAGCAGACGCCAGACACCGCGGCCGAGGTCCGCTGGCGCGACACGACCAACCGCTCGCTAAGCCAGACGGCCGACGCGCTCGGCAAGCTCGTGACAGGCCTTGGTGTGCCGCCACAGGAATTGTGGGAGCTCATCCCCGGCATCACGCAGCAGCAGATCGAGGCGTGGAAGGTCGAGGCCAGCAAGGCCGACGCCATCACGCAACTTAACGAGATCCTCACCAAGCAGACGGCGAAGGTTGACGCGCCGCAGCCTGACAAGGCGCAGGTCTCCGGTGAGGCTCCGGTCTCCGCGCCGACGCCGGCCGCGACGGCAAAGCCCACACCGAACGTGATGCCGTCGCACAAGCCGGCTTGATGGCGAGCGACCTGACCGGTGCACATTACCGGCAGCAGCTCGCGATCAAGGCTCATGCAGTTCGCACGAGCCACAGCCTTTGGTCGACTTGGGACGGCGAGCAAGGCACATGGGCTCGGCTACTCGATCTCTCGATTCCGATGCTCGGCACGTTGCACACGCTCAGCGGCCAGACGGCCCGGGAGTATTACGCCAGGCTCGCCGCTCAGGTCATCGGTAAGCACGACAAGGCGCTCCCAGTTAGGGATCTGCCTGAGGAGCAGATCGCGCGGTCACTCACAACGACCGGACTGGTCGGCACCTTCGCCGCCAAGTCTCGCGGCCTGACCGAAGACGCTGCGCGACAGATCGGTTTCGTCAAATTCTCCGGCTCGTTCAGCCGACTCGCATTGGCTGGTTCGCGCGACGTGATCGTGCAGACCGTCCAGGCGAGCGACTACGCGAAGGCTTGGCAGCGCGTGACGAGTGGCGATCCTTGCGACTTCTGCGCCGGCCTTGCCGGCGAGCGCACAACTAGCGACACGTTCCAGGCCCATGATCATTGTTCATGCGCCGCTGAGCCGCTCTTCAACTAGCGGCACCAACCCCACAACGCCCGACACGGGCAGCAAGGAGTTCGCCGACATGGCGGAAGAGCAGAACGGCGCCGACGGAACCCCCGAGGGTACCGAAGGTGCACCCGCGGCAGACACAACCGACTTCAAAGCCGAGGCCGAGAAGTGGAAGGCGCTGAGCCGCAAGCACGAGGCACAGGCTAAGGCGAACGCCGACGCCGCCAACAAGCTCAAGGAACTTGAAGACGCCGGCAAGTCCGAGGCCGAGAAACTCACGGCCAAGGCAGCCGACGCAGAGAAGAAGGCCGCAGCGGCCGAGGCGCGAGCGCTCCGCCTCGAGATTGCCGCTGCGAAGGGCCTGACGCCCGCGCAAGCGAAGCGCCTGGTCGGCAGCACCAAGGAAGAGCTTGAGGCCGATGCTGACGAGCTGCTTTCCACCTTCAAGCCAGCCGACACGGCAGGTGAGTCCGGCACGGACGAGGAGCCCGCAGCGACGGGCAAGCCGCGTGAAGCTCTGCGCCCCGGCACCACTTCAGCCGGTGAAGAGCAGGAGTCCTCGATCGACGAGGCGCTGAAGCGCATTCACCCAATCAACTAACGCTTGAAAGTAGGCACACGCCACCATGGCTAACACCTTCCTTAAGCCGACTCGGATCGTCGACGCCGGACTCGCTGTCCTGGCTCGCGATCTGACTCTGCCGAACCTGGTGTGGAACAACGCAGCCGGCGACTTCGCCGGTGCCGCGAACGACACCATCTCCATCCGTGTTCCGGCGTACGCGTCGGCTCACACCCGCGCTCTGCGGTCAGGCTCCTTGCGTACTCGCGACTTCGTCGTGGAGCGCAAGGTCGACGTGACCCTGAGCACCGACATCTACAAGGATGTCGTGATCACCGACGAGCAGCTCTCGCTGGACATCGTCGACTTCACCAATCAGGTTCTCAACCCGATCCTCCAGGGCATCGGCATCAAGTTGGAGGACCAGCTCGTCGCCACCATGACGGGCGCGACCTACAACACCGACCTGACCCCGGACGGCACCGACCCGTACGGCACGGCGATTGATCTGCGCACCGCGCTGAACAACGCTCGTGTCCCGTTCGGCGGTCGCGCGCTGGTCGTTGGCTCGGCCTGGGAAGCCAAGATGCTGAAGGACCCGAACTTCGTTCGCGCGTCCTACCGCGGCGACGGCGGTCAGACGCTGACCACCGCCAACATCGGTGCCATCGCTGGTTTCAACGTCTACACCTCGCCGGCCATCGCGCCTGACGAGATGTACGCGTTCCACAAGTCGGCGTTCGTGCTCTCCAGCCGCGCGCCGATCGTGCCGGCCGGCGCTCCGTACGGCGCGTCTGTCGCGAGCGACAACTTCGCGATGCGCGTGGTTCGGGTGCTCGACTCGACGGACATCACCGACGTCCTGGCGGTCGACTCCTGGGTGGGCACCAACGTCGTGACCGACAACGGCTCGGTCAACGGCGATGGTCAGTTCATCCCGTCTGACGACAACGCGGGCAGCGACCTGTTCGTTCGCGCCGCTCGGGCGACGATCACCCCCTGACCTAGCCCCGAGCTAGCAGGAAACCAGTAACGACGCGACGACGGGGAGGCAGGCTATGAGCCGTAAGGCCTCCTCGTCTCGCGCGTTGCCTCCGGCGTCGGTCGTCATCGCGCACGCAACGTGGGATGTCGAGTACAACGATGCTGAGTGCGCGGCAATGGGCTCCGACGGGCACACACTCGTCGGCGGTCGACGTATCGCACTCAAGTCCGATCTCTGCCTTGATCGAGAGCAAGAGGTCATGCTGCACGAAGCGCTGCATGCCTGCATTGGCGCAACAACGCTAGAGCTCGATGAGGACGACGAAGAGTCGCTCGTCAATACCTTGACCGGCCCCGTCCTCGATCTCATCCGGCGTAACCCTGATCTCGTCGAGTACCTGCGCCATGGCCACTGATCGCGAACGCGTGAACCTCTTGCTCGACAAGGTGGCACGCCTTCAGCGTGAACTGACCGCCGCTCAGGCCACGATCGCCATCATCACCAACGGCACCGCGGCTTGTATGCAGACCGGCATTCATATGCCTGAGCCGCCAGCAGAGCCTGTCGCGCCAATCACGCCATGGGAAACAGTGCTCCCGCCGAGCCCGACCCGGTGGCGCCGCTTCCTATAGCAGTAAGACCCCTGGCGGGAAGGTGATTGACCTCGGGGAAGGCCGAGGCACTAACGAAAGCGCCGTTCGAGTCGGCCAACCGCCAGCAACTTCTTCCCCAGAGGACTTCACATGCGACTGATCCTGCGCGTTGGCGCATGGGGCGTCGCGGACGTGGAGATTCTCGACCCCTTCCAAATCATCGCGATCTTGCGAAAGTCCCGGCAGGAAAGCACGCGGCCGCCAATTGGTTTTGGTGCGCCGCAACCCACCGAGGAGAACACTTGAGCGCGCAGACGTTCTACGGCGACGCTGCCTCGGTAATCACGCGTACTGGAATCACAGCGGTAGACCTTGGCTTCGATTCCGACGATGACCTGAATAGCTACCTCAACGGCATCCTCGACGAGCTGACAGACCAATTCGATCGCTACATGCGGACGACATACATCGGTGTCGTTGACACGAACAACGCCCCGGTACCAGTGCCGGCCGGCCTCAACGGCATCGCCAACGACGCCGCCGCTGACCGAGTGACTCAGCAGGTCGCCAGCCGACAGGCGCCGGTAGTACGTATCGACGACTTCCGCGTCA